TTGATCGTATTTGGTGCCAGAGTAATGGTACACGCTGAATCCAGTGTGCCCGTATACTTCATGTATATGGCTCTACCTTCGTCAGCCGCGCCGTCTGCTACGGTAGTGGTATGAGTATCAGCATTTGTGGTGATAGCCTCAGTACCAGAACCGAAAGCGTCTGCTATAAGCTCAAGGTTCGTATTAGTGGAAGTACCCCAAGTACCCGATTCGGCACCTGTGGCAATTTCCTTCAGTCTCAGATTGTTGACATATGTAGCCATGTTCTATTCCTATAGCGTCCAAGTCCAAAGATGTATCAAGATAGGACCAACGGTGTCCATGACACCATCAATCCCCCAACCGTAGAGCAAATCCCACTTTCCCGGCGTACCTTTCTTCATATGATGACGCCAATTATAGATCTCTCTGACTGCATAAAGCGCAAACGCAATACCTGATCCAAGCCTCGCGCCGATAATCCAGCTATCTGGTAGAATCCACCCCCAAAGTGCGACATAAAGCGTAACCAACGCGGATATTAACCCATGATGTACCCATGTTGTCCATTCCTTACCACTCTTGAGAAATGCAGGAAGACGAGGCTGTAGATACTTATCTGCCCACATATCGAATGTGGCAAAGTTATCCAGAAGTGCCGCCCACATTATCACTGGTAAGTGAAGGGCCAGAACGAACCATGCAACGCTACTTAGAATCATACAGGTATTAACTCCCAATCAGGTGTCTGTGAGTCTGAAACCACTGACCATCCGGGTGTCTGAGCATCATCTATCGCTCCCCAATCCGGTGTTTGTGAATCATCTATTGGACTCCAAATCTGTACACTTGTTGTTGCGCCTGTTCCTACTACTCCGGTAACGCTTACAGTGACTCCGGTTCCGGCAGTTACCGTTACCGAACCCACACCACCTGTTGCCGCAATTCCGGTTGGGCTGACATTTGCAGTACCCGTTACAGTTACTGAGCCAACCGCGCCCGTCCCAGCCAAGCCCGTTACCGTAACATTTGCCGTACCTGTTACAGTGACGCTTCCTACTGCTCCTGTTGCTGCCACTCCCGTGACGGAAACATTCGCCGTTCCTGTTACCGTGACCGATCCTACCGCCCCGGTAGCGGCCAATCCCGTTACGGTGACATTTGCATCTGCCGTTACCGTAACGCTTCCTACCGCTCCTGTTCCAGCTACCCCCGTTACATCAACGGGAACTGGCTCACCCCAGGTGCTAGAACCCCATGTTGAGCGGCCCCAGCCAGTTATAGCAGCCATACTACGCTATACGAATAATCGCGTTACTCGCATCAGCCGCAGGAAAAGCAATCGTGAACGTACCAGCAGTGGCCGTTTTCAATGCACCAAAATCTAAAATAATAACAGACGGATCACCGCTCGCACTATCATTAAAAATCATTGCACCCATAGCCGAAAACGTAGCAGTAGTCCACGCACTATCAGCGAAATCGGTGAGAGCAGTAGTTCCACTGCTAGAAGGGTCTATCCGCGTTAGCGTATTTCCCTTAGCAGAGTAGTTCGTGCCAGTGATTTCGTTGCTAGTGGTATACGCCGTAGTAGCCGCAGTGAATGAAGCACTATCTGTATACAGTGCAATCTGGAATGTACTTCCACCGGAAAGGAGGAAGTTGTGCTTTGCTTCCATCAATTCCTTTTTGAAAGAGGTACACATAAAATTTCCTGAAAATGCCATTATAGTTTCTCCACGGAATTGGCCAAATCATGTTGGTCCGCCAATCGCAATAACGTGACCACCCTGGAACGATCTTCCTTGATCGCTTCCCTGATATAAAAATTAACGGTGTTGTACACCTGATCCTTAAATACTCGCGCCTGCTCCGCAATAGCAGGAAGCGCGTCTTCTCCTACACTGATAATTCGATCAGTAGCACGTTGTGCCCAATGCTCAGGCGGTAAATGACAATTATTCGTAGTGGTTACCGTCACATTTCCAATTTCCCCACTGATCATTGGGCTGCTGTCATCTGCGGCGATACCCTTATCGTACCATCCCTGTATTCATCACCAGTCATTCGTCCTTCAGCCTGTAACTTCAAAGACCCCAACGCTTCCTGATACCTCTGTTGGTACAACTGCATCATGTCCGCGTCACCTTTCATGTAGGTGTACGCCTCGACCAGAGAGCCATAAAGCAAGACAGTATCGGCGTTGGTGCCCAACCACGAGGGACTCGTATCGACAATTGAAGCTGGCTGATAGTAATAATGAAGCTCCGTAACGAAATCAGCGTTAGGTGTAGGGCCAACGATAAACGTGTCGCTCGCAAAAATACCGTAGTACTTGGGAACCCCTTCCGTGGATGCATTGGGATACGTCGATCTAATGAAATTCGCATCTTTGTTCAATAAAAATATTTGGTTGCTGGAACTTGTAATCGCTAATGACAGTGGAAACAAAAAGTCGGTGGGCATCCCCAGATACTGATTACCATCGGTAATCGTGCCAGCGACATTCTTGCGGTTCACGGGCAGGTTGACTGAGCGATAGATACGCTGTTCAGCCTGCTTAACGAACGTCGGAATTGCCGCAACAAAAGCTGATTCGGTGTTTTCGCAATAATCCTTAATTGCGGCAGTCAATTCAGTGTAGGTCATGTAGTCACCGTCACAGTCCCCACCTGTCCATGCGCCATAATGTTGCCTGATCCACCTCCGTCCCCATTTCCTACAGGATCAAACGCAAACAATTGCCTGCTAATATCCTGGGATAAATCAGGGCGCGGATCTCTAATGGCTTGTGGATCAGCATAATCGCCAAGCCTGCCGAGAAAGTTCTGGGGCTGATCCTTGTCCAGCATATCCCTGCCGACCATCAGACCCGTCATGCGACCAGCTTTGATCTGTGGAACCAGATCCTTGAGCTTGTAACGGAATCCGGTACGATCACAAAATCCGAACGCATATTTGCCTTTAGCAAACTTGGCCATCAGCTATAGCCCCCAGGCACGAAATGCACGGAAGCACGATCACGATCTTCCTGTTCCGCCAACTGCCATTGAAATTCGTATTCAGCTTTAAGTTCGGAAGATCGCACAAACGCTTCTGGATACTTCTGGGATATCATGTAGGCTAGGCCAGACACCAACGCCGGTAGGAAGCGAGCGGGCACGTCTGGATCGGCAGATCCCACAGCACCTGTATCCTGAATGCGCCGTATTTGCTGATAAACAAACGTGTAGGCTTTATTGGGTGTAGGCCAAAAATACACAACCGGAGCATCACGTTGCTTGTCGATATACAAGTTTACGGGACGCCCTTCGGTGAGCTTGTTCGGGATCGTGGAATACTGCGACACGCTGAATCGTGACAGCGGCAGATCACTCTGTGTAGTACCAGATCCATCACGGATCCAATGCTGAATCAAATCAACGGTATCGGCATCCATCGTGACCGAGGAGGTGCTTGCCGTCAAGGTTTTGGTGCCCTGCTCGACAGTCCAGAAGTTGAGGCCACGATTCACCCATTCAAGGGATAGTAGGTTCAGCGACCGGCGAGCCGTCTCCATGTCATAGCCCGTCTTCGACTGAAGCCCGCATCGCTCAAACGCTTCTTCTACAATCTCTGAGATCTCAAGATTGAACGTAGAGGTTCCAGACGTAGCCATCAGTCCGAATCCACTTCAGGACATCCAAACTTTTCACATACGGATTTCTTGTAAGAAACGACGCCGCCTCCAGCCAACCTTGGCATCCTGGATCCATTACCAATCATCCCTTTCGCTCTCATGTGGGACAAATCGGCAAGGTTCGTATTCTTGGCCACCACCTTTTTAAGCATACCACCGCTAATCAGCCCACCAGCAGCATAACTCGCAGCAATAGCCTTGGCCTGCTCCCTATCCGTGACCCTATGACCGGAACCCGACCTGAGAGTACCCGCCTTGAATTTGGACATAATCTCGCCTGCTGGCATAATTAAAATGCCCTCCAGTTGGGATATTCCTTGGCGATATGACTCGTATGGCCAACCTCTTCCTCATAACCGGGATAATTTTCAACAAGCCTGCTGTAATAGCCCCAGTTATGATCCGCCTCCGCCTTCTGGCGAGCGATCTCATTGTATTCGGGAACTTTCGCGGCAGAATTCTTCAGATCAGCCATTAGTAGCTCTTCCTCAGATAGAGCATCACGGTATAGCGATCACCACTTGATTCGCCTGTAGTCGTGAACAGGACATCCCCATTAATGCCACTACCAGCGTTATTCGGGAGGGGGCCACCGCCACGGAAGTCGAAATAGCCGTATCCGCTGAGTGTCCAGCAAATAACGTTAGTGCTGGCGTTCCAGAGGATATCGACGGTCATGCCAGAGCAATCATAGGAGATCTGCTCAATGGCTACCCTGGCACAAGACCTTCCCGTGCCAGATTCCGTACTGAGGGCGGATACATCGACTTTGGCGACAGCAGCTTCACCGCTACCATCGGAGATGTTGGTGAACTTCATAACCGCGATGCGGTCGCCGTCTTGGATCGTTTGAGACGTTACTGCGTCAGCCATCTGATTCTCCCCACGAGGACAGGACTTCTAGCCCCGCTCGCTATAGGAGATAACGGTTACCCATCCATCTGAATGGGTAACCTTATCTCAATTAATCACATTAGGACAGCGATGCAGTCGTCACATATTCGATAATGAACGTGAACGATCCAGCAGTAGTAGCATCTGCGGTATTCGTGATGTTGCAGTAAACTGTCCGTGCGGAACCAGCATACACAATCGACACGGGAGCAGTAGTAGTACTCTCAGTTCCACTTATCAACGTGAGCTTTACGACATTACCCACCACAACTGTCGTGCCACCATCTAGAATCTGATCCGTGACCGCCGCAACAATCTGGGCACCGGAACTTGATGTTCCAACCTCAAACCCAATGTCTCCCGCTCCGATAACCGGAGCCGTGATACAGACAATGGAGATGTTGGTGAGGACGGTGTTGGCTGGCTGTGTAAACTCACCAATAGCTGAACTATCGCCTGCCGTGGTGTTGACCGTAACGCCAGAAGCGTGTCCAACACCCCCTCCTAGAACGACTCTGGTGGTATAAGCACCAGTTGAACTGCCCTTATCAACGGATTGGAATCCGTTTTCCGACCGTACTGGACCTGAAAAAGTCGTGTTAGCCATGATCTTCTCCTGTCTTGGCTAGTGTCTGCCGATTACTCGACAGTCAGGAAAAAATAGGAGGGGAGAAAGCAATCAATCACAAAGCTCGGGAGCCGTCCCACAGCCCCATAAAAGATTGCTTCCTCTCCCACCCCTTTATACTACGCTCCGGGTGAACCCCAGATCCCAAGTGGATCGGAGACACCGAAGCTGTACCGCTCGCGAGCCTTATAACGAACATTTCCGGTATCGAAATCACCGTCCATGCTCGTTTCAAGTGCAACACGATTGAAATGCTTCATCCCGTCTGGAATATCTGTCAGAAGGAACCACGCATCCGTATCCGTTAGATAGTGGTTCACGACCGTACCTCCCGGAATAACATTCATCGAACGCAAGGCGTTGATGTCGTTATCGGCAGTCGCAGGACGAAGTTCAGACTTCATCACCCGTGTCGCCACAAACTGCAAATCGGGCGGGATGACAAGCGTCTGGGGACGAGCAGCGATCAATAGACCACGCTCATCCGTCCATTTACCAATCTGAATCACGGCAGCCTCAAGAGAAGTCTCGTTGAGGTCAGCGGCAGTTCCTGGGCGGTTGGAATTCTTGCCACCTGAAACGAGCGGGTGACCATCACCACCAGTTACGCCATCACTAGATGCCGTGAACAGATTTACACCGTCGCCGCTTTGATAAGCGTTGGTGAATCCGTTGTTCAACGGGAACACGGCCTTCACCTGCTTGGTGTGGGCCATGGCGCGAGCCAGAGCCTTTGTATAACGAGCCGATAGAGAATCGTAAAGATTATCCTCCATGGCCTCTTCCGTAATGGCGAAGCCCATGGCAATCGTTTCATGGTTGTACCGCGCCACGAACGACTCCTGTGCAGCGTCATACGAAATCGCGTCACCCTCATCCTTCACAGGTGCCGCATCGAAGCCCGAAAGCTTCACCTCTTCCTCAAAGGAACGATCCGAGCTTTCCGTCTCATAGATTTCGGTATGCTCGTCATCATAACGTGCATACTCCATTCCAAAGAGCGCGTTCAGCCCAGGAAGTAGTTCCTTGAGAAGTTGTGCTCGTGAAATAGCCATTAGTCAGTTCCTATACGCCAGTAGCGTTCAAATAGGAATGATTAGAAGCTGACCCGCTAGACGCAGCGTTGAACTTCACGATTACATCAGGATAAGTATCACTTGCCGTAGTGCCTTTCGGCGGCAAGCTAGATGGGCCATCGACAAAATCAATAATGCGAAGAGGCAGCGTATTCGTTGTAGCAGGGGTGCTGCCGTCAAGCGCATTCTTGGATTTACCGAAAGTAGTATTGCCAGCCGTGACGACCACAGACGCATTAAGACCGCGATCTGTAGTGTTTAATGCCTC